ATTGTTGGAAATAGCGCAGTAAAATTAAGAGTCTCAGGAGGCGCAAGAATACAATTAGAAAACGCTAATGTTACTGATTCTTTTTATATATCAAACACAGGTGGAAATCTTGCGTCAACATTAGATTTAGGAGGTACATTAAGTATTATAGAAGGAGGAGCTGCAACTTTTGCAGGTGATGTTTTAGTAGAAGACAACTTATACTTAACAGACGCAGGAACTGTAAGGGGTAAATTAATATTAAATGCTTCTGATAGAGATAACGTAGAATTAAGAGCTGAATCACTTGGTTCAACAATGAAGTTTTTTACAGTTGGTACTCAGGCTTTATTGCTAGACGCTTCACAAAACGCAACTTTTGCAGGAGATGTTGGTTTGGGCGGAACAGGTTTATATACAGCTTTACATTCTTTAAATATAGATGGAACAGGTTTAGCAATTAAAAATGATGCAAACGGTTCAAATAATAATTGGAGTAGTATAAGAAATACTGCTACAGCTAGTACATCTAATTTTGTATTTACTACAGGTGCAGGTATATCATTAACTTTAAACCACGATAAAAGTGCAACTTTTGCAGCTCAAGCTTTTAGTGCAGCAACATCTTCTGGAGACGCATCGTCAACCCTAACAACAAAAGGCTATGTAGACGGTTTAATTACTGGTGCTACAATATATAGAGGTGCTTGGGATCCAAGTGGGGGTGGATATGGTTCACCTGATTTAAGCGGTGTAACACAAACATCTGGTTACTATTATATTTGTAGTGCCGCTGGTACTGCAGAACCTAACGGTACTGGTACTGAACCTGACTCCTGGGAGGTAGGTGACTGGGTTATATATAACGATGTTAGCGGAACTGGTCAATGGCAAAAAATTGATAACTCATCTGTATTATCAGGTGTAGGTACAGGACAAACTGTAGCTTTATGGGAAGGTCCTGGTTCTGTTACAGATTCAGACACTTTAGGTAATAGTATAATTACTCAATCTGGAGCAACAGTAGCCTCTTCTCAAATTACATTATCAAGTACATCTGATGCACAACTAAGATTGTTTTCTACAAATTCTTGGTCTGGTATTTACTTTGATGATTTTGGAAGTAATCCTGATCATATATGGCATAATGCAGACGCTGGCACATTTGCTTTAGGCGGAGGAGGTAGTAATGTTATAAATAAAAAGCTACACGTACACGGAGGCGTAACTATAGGTAGCGGGTATGCCGCAACCGCTCCTCCAGCAAATGGATTATCTGTTGAAGGTAATGTTTCAATTGGGTCATCTGTAATTAATGTTGAAAGGCTTTATGTAGAAGGAAAGCAGTACATCGAAAGCCAAGGAGTAGACTGGAATGAAACAACTCCAGGTTTAACTCGAGGAGCATTGCACTTTGATCCCGTTGGAGATGGGGCTGCTAATACTGGTAACGCTATAACTTTTGGAGCAAGCGATGCTAGCAATGGTACAAATGGTCACGCAGGTATATATACAAGATCGGATGGATCTTATGGTACTAAAATGTACTTTGCTACTACAGATTCATATGCATTAGGTTCTAAGACCCGTATGATGATTGATTCTGACGGCAACGTCGGGATTGGAACTACTAGTCCTGATACTTTGCTTCAAGCAACAAACACAGCAGACGGAACAGATTATATTTCTTATGAAATAGGTAGTACTGAAATCAACGTGGATAACAGAGGTGGATTTGCTATTTATGAGCTAGGAACATTGCAAGGATCTCTCGAGTATTATAGAGATGGTACTGGTAGAGTTCAGATGGCTTCCTATGGAGCAGGTAATCCTGTAACTTTTGCGACAACAGCATCAGGGGAAACCGCTTTAGGTGAAAGGATGAGAATCATACCAGATGGTACTGTCGTTATAGGAGCTACAACTGTTGGTTACAATACTACACAAGGCTATCCTTTAGGTGTAATGTCAGACTTAACAAGCCAGTCATATATTTCTGTAGCTAGAAAAGGACAGACTTTAGGTTCCGATGGATTAGTATTAGGGCTTGATACCAATAACGCATATTTACAAGTTAGAGACAGTATACCTTTAATACTAGGAACTAATAACAGCTCGAAGGTATGGATTCTACCTAGTGGTCACGTTGGTATTAATGTCACTGCTCCAGCTGCAATGTTAGACGTGCAACCTACATCCACTGATAGAAAAGTAACTAGAATAGCAAATGATGTAATGTCTACGTATTTTTACAATACACAAGTAGATGCAATATTAGCTTGGACTTGTGGTTCTTATTACCAAGCAGAGGTAGTCATTACAGCTAATCAAACAAACGGTGGAACTTACAATAATTTATATATAAGAGGTATATGGTCTAATAATCATACATCTCATCACTGGGATGAATTAGAGCGTATAGGAAGCTTAACAGGAAGTACCTTTACAATCTCTGTAGGTCAAAATGGAGCGACAACAGCTTCAGGTAGATTAGAGCTTGACTTTGACTATTTAAGCGGATCTTTTTCTCAATTAAACGTAAGAGTAACTGATTTTTACGGTTCTCATAATTATACAATAACATAAACAAATGGCTATATTAACTACAACAAATCAAGGTCTTAATTTTATAGGAGGCACTACTTTTATACAAACTGGTACTTCAACTGTAATGTCTTTACAGACAAGCGGTAATGTTGGTATTGGGACGCCTAATCCTGCTGCTAAATTAGATGTGGTAGGTAATATAAAATCACCAACAAATAGTCTTAGTACAACAGCTGCTCCAACTAGTTTTGGAGTTTACACTTCAGAAGTAAGGTTAATTGATACACCTAATGGAGGTTTAAAAAAATGTAGAGTAATTACAGATGTTTACGGAGAATGGATTTTAGTTGGTAGATTTGCTGCTAGTGCAATGAATACTATAGCAAATGCTGCTACGTGGGGTTCTGTAAGTGGGATGACTACTGGAACAGCTCAAAATGAAACAACACAATTTTCTGCTGATTTTGGTGATAGTTTTCCTAGTGAGGTAAGAATAATGGGTGCAACTGATTTTACTAGTTGGAGAGATACTAGAACTGTTGATTTTGTATACAAAGTTCCAGAAGGTAGAAAATGGAAATTTTTCTTTAGTGGAGGTGTAGAGAATGGTATGGTTCAAAGCACTAAATTTGGATGGAATATAAACGGTGCTTATGATGGTTTTGGTAGATGGGTAAATACTGCTCAAAACTTTGTAAGAATGTCAGATGGACAAGTGAATAATCCATCTGCAGCTTATACAACAGCAACTGCAAATGCTTTTGCTTGGGATACTGCAGATGATGCTAAGATTACTGTATCAGCAACTAGAGTTTTTAGTGGGCAAGATACTTTTGAAACTGCTGGGTTTGGTAATGATGATAACATATATGGATTCTTTGATGAATACCCTAATGAAACTAGTAATATGCAGGGTGGAGTTGATTTCAGTTCTGCAGCCTGGGTTTTAATTAAACTTCCAGAAGGTGCAAGTGGTAGTGGAGGAAGTGGTACAAATTACTGGGCAGCAAATGGTAATGATATATCTAATACTAATTCAGGTAACGTTGGAATAGGAACGACTAGTCCTGAAATTCTTTTAACCCTAAGTAAAACTACAAATAATACTTCTTTAGGTTTCTTTAATACAGGAACTAATGCAGCAAATAGAAATTGGACTGTGGGTAGTAATGACCAATTATTTGGAGATTTTGTTATAAAGACATCTAATGCTATTGGAGGCAATCCAATAAGCGCAGGGGTTGCAAGATTATATATAAGTCCTACGGGTAACGTAGGTATAGGAACAGATAGTCCATTAGGTAAATTACAAGTTACTTTACCTGCTTATGATAACGAAGATACTAATTCTCAACAAGCAATTTTTGGAGTTGATAATGGAGGCGGACTTAGGATAGGGTATAATGAAACAAGCAACAAGGGTTATATAAATGTTTTAAAACCCGCGGTTGCTTGGGGGAGTTTAGTTTTACAGTCAGGCGGCGGTAACGTTGGTATTGGGACTACTTCACTTACCGTACCTCTTGAAGTTAACGGAGGTGCGATGTTAACAAATCAAAGAGTAGATAATGCAGAAAAATACCCTATTGGTCATTATCAACCTGGAGAAACTCTATTTGAAATAGATACAACTTGGACAGACGCTCAATTAAGAAAATACTTTGGCAACAATAATGTAAGTTGGAATGCGGATGCTGATGCTCCAGGTGGTTATGCTATTTATATAAACGGAGGTGTAAGTGTTGGTGGAGAGTATGGTTCTGGTTTTCCTTATATCCCTGTGGACGATGATGGCATATACTATATGGAATGTTACATTAAAAACGTAGGTACTTCTCAGAGTCATTATATGGGTAGTAATGAGTATAATGAAAGTTTTGCAAGTACAGGTGGAAACCCAGGCTCTTATGGTTATTGGGTAATGAGTAATACAAATCCAGGAAGTTCTTGGACTAAAGTGTCTGGATATATAACTGATCGAAATGCAAGCCAAACAGGTAAGTTTGAACTAGGTACAAAATATTGGACACCTTTAGCTTTATTTAATTATGGAGCAGGATCAGGGACTAGGGCTTGTTTAATTTCAGGTTGGAAAGTAGTTAGGGTTGATTCTCCAGGTGATAGATATTTTGATAGTAAAGTATATATAAACGCAGGTGCTTCAATACCTAACAGATCTGAAGAATTTCAAGTAACAGGTCGTCAGATCATAACTAACACAGGAACAAATTCTGCTGCTTTATATTTAGGATATAACTCTTCAGGTTCAAATACAATACAACTTGGTAGAGGAAGAACAGCAGACGGCTTGTCTTATATAGATCTTAATGGTGAGGTTATGTCTGCTGGTGATTATGGATTTAGAATTATGCGTCGTGCTGGTGTTAATGCAGTTACCGATTTAATACAAGTAGGTACTGGTAATTTAACTATAAATGCTTCAAACGGAGCAAACACTGTATTTACAAATACTAACGTTGGTATCGGGACGACTGGTCCTGCTGCTAAGTTACACGTAAAGGAGTCGTCAGGAAGCACCTCTCAGATAAAAATGTCTGCTGCAAGCAACGAGGCAAACTACGGTTATTTAACTATGACTGATAACACTGTAAACACAGCTAAGTTAACATTTGGAACTACCTATGGGTATAACACTCCAGTACCCGCTATGACTGTGTGGAACGGAATGGTAGGTATTGGAACGACTAGTCCTTTGGCTGGTTTAGATATTTCAAATACAAATGCAAGTATATATCAGCAATGGAGTTATGATAATCCTGGCGCTAATAATTATAATTTACAATTAACGGAAACTGTAACCTCAGGAAACGTAAGGTTTGTTTTTGACCAAAAAAATGCAGGAACTCAATATTCAGATGTATTAGTGTTTAATCAAGGTAAAATTGGAATAGGTACTGATGAACCAGGTGCTAAGTTAGAGGTTAATGGAGACACACTTCTAGGAGCCACTGATAAAATAGGTTGGAGGTATTCATCTGGAAATACTTCATATAATTTTATAACAGGAGAAGACCAGATACTTACTTTGAGTGGAGGAACTTGGACTAGCTCAGCTACTCAAACTGCTGTTCGTATAAAAACGATACAAGGGGAAAAAGTAACTATAAGAAACAATGGTGATGTGGGTATTGGGACGACTAGTCCTGACGCTAAGTTTGAAGTTGCTGGAGGAACATCAGGAATAAGACTTTCAAATGTAGGTGATTCTGGAGCATACGACTCTATTGAAATGACATATAACGGCTATAATTCAGGAATCCCTGAAATGAAGTTTAGACCAACTCAGACACCTGGAAGTGGTATTGTAAATAGTTATTTTAGATTTATAAATTCAAACGGAAACTCTACAACGGCTAACAACTATGCTAACGTATCGATTGATGGTAGCTTGGGTATAAATGATCTAAGCCCTTCTTACAAATTAGACGTTAAGGGAACTATTAGAGCGACAGGCGATATTATAGCTTACTCTGATGCAAGAGTAAAAGAAAATATAAAAACCATAGACAATGCTTTAAATAAAATAGATAAACTTAGAGGTGTTGAATTTAATAAAATAGGAGAGGACATTAAGTCTATAGGTGTAATAGCGCAAGAAATAGAAAAAGTAATTCCAGAGGTTGTTAGAGAAGATGATAAAGGAATGAAATCTGTTGCTTACGGTAACATATCTGGATTACTAATAGAAGCTATAAAAGAATTAAAAGCTGAAATAGATTTATTAAAATCAAAACCTTGTACTTGTAATAAATGTAATTGTAATATATAATGGCAGTACCGACATCAGGCATATTAACATTAAAAGGAATAGCTCAAGAAGCTTTGTACGGGACTTATGGCTCAGGTACTATAACAAATCCTATTCATTTATATGATTTAGTAAATGGAGGTAATAGTGCAGGTTCAGGTAATTCTTATCCAACTGTAAACACTGGTTGTACACCAAACCCAGTTACGAGGGGTTATTATCAAATTACTTTAACATTAGCTCAATCTGGCAATGAACAGGATATAACTCTTTTTACAACAAGAAATCCTATTAATGGATTAGTAACAAATGATGTTTTATATGATTATGTAAACCTTTCGTATACAGCTTGGACAGGAGCAAGCCAAACTTATTCATATTGGATATTTAGTCAAGGAACATTTTTTGGTTGCACCTCTAGTGATTGCCCAAATATATCAGTTAATACATCTGGAGTAGTAACAACAAACGGGTGTCAATGCCCATAAAACATAAATTATGCCTATAGCTTACCCATATAGAATGTCAGATTGGTACGGATACGATAAAGATTGTTCAAGTGTGACAGCATTCAATACAACAGGTGTAGCCCGAAATGCTTGTACTTTTAGCTCGTCTGATCGTACATTTTATCACGACGGAAGTGGCACCTATCCAACTACAGGCGATACAGTTTATAGTAACTCTGCGGGAACAACAAAAGTGAGTGGAGGTGAAAGAAGATGGTTTCTTACTAATGGTAATGGTGGTGGCGTATATACTGTAAACTTTGCACCAATAGGTGGATCTAACACGGGAATAGTAGGATCTGTTGACATCTGTATAATATAAATATTAACTTTAAAAATAAATAAATAAATAAAATTATGGCAATTACTTACAAATGGGATATCCCACAAATGAATGCTCACATTCAAGCAGAGGGTGAAGACAACGTAATCTACACAGTACATTACAGATACACAGGTTCTGAAGAATCTGGAGGACAAACTTATTCAAGTACTAATATCGGAACACAAAGCTACGCGTATGTAGCAGGTGAACCTTTTACGCCTTATGAAAACACGGAAGCTTTTGAAGCTCTAGTTATTGGATGGTTAGAAGGATCTTTAGACGTAGATCAAATGCAAGCGAGTATTGCTGCAGACATTGAGTCTCAAATTATACCAGTAAACGAAGATTTATATTTTACTTGGCAAAACCCAGTGCCACCTGTTCCTCCAGTTGAAGAAGAAGTACAGGAAGATGTTATTGAAGACTAAATAATAATTTGTATATTTGTAAATAAATCTAATTTAAAAAAATCTAAAATGTCACAAAAATTAACACCAGAAGAACTACAAAATTTACAAGCTTTAAATCAAGAATTTACTCAAGTAAAATTAAAACTAGCTGATTCAGTTTATCAACAGGTTTTATTTACTAAAGATTTAGATGTTATTAAAGATAAATTTTCAGTAGTTGAAAAAGAGTTAGGAGAAAAATACGGATTAAATTCTGTTATTGATTTAGCTACTGGAGAGGTAAAAGAAAATCAACCAGCTGAAACAGCAGAAGTTATAGAATAAAAATAATATTTATGGCAAGAATTAGCAATACATCATCATATCCAATAATCGCCCCAGAAGGAGCTGACTATTTTATATTAACTGATGCTGAAAACGACAACGCAACAAAAAACTGCTCTATAAGTAACTTACAAGCTTACTTAGGTGTAGATACGGTAAAATTAACTGTTGCTATTTCGTCGGCTAACTTGCAAGTTCTATCGACTCCATACACAATTTTAGCAACACCTGGTGCGGGATATGCTTATGATATAACTAACGTTTCTATCTTTATGGATTTTAACACAACGGCATTTGATTTTGCTACTGTCGCTAGTCTAAAAATAGGAACTTATATTGCTGGCACAATGCCTGTAGCTAGTTTAAATTCAGCAACTGACACTGTATATAAAATACAGCCAGTTAGTGGTACTTTACCTGCTGACACGGCTATAACTTTATCAGGTGGAAATGCTACGGTTGGAGATGGAACTCTTTACGTGAATATTACTTACAGAAAACTAAAATTAGACTCTACTTTTTAATTGAATGGACATAAGGAAAATTTCTATAGGGGCAGACTACAAGTCTAGTGCTATGCATTACATAGCTGGGCAGGAAGTCCTTGGGGGAAATTATAAAATCCATTTAATACAAAAAGATGTTAACTTAGATTCTTATAAAATCTGGATTGAAAAATCTAATGAGATTTTATTGTGGAAAGAGTTTAATTCTAATATTCCAATTTCAATCGAATATAATATAAATTTCTAATGAAGTCACCTTTTTATTTCATTGTAGAACCAGACAATGGAAGAAGGTATGATAATATTAAAAAGATAGGAGATGTTAACTTAATTATGAGTTCATCTAAAGAAGATCATACCGTTTCCAATAGGTTTGCAAAAGTTGTTAGTACCCCTCTAGGATATACTGGAGAAATAATCCCAGGAGATATTCTCTTAGTTCATCACAACGTATTTAAGTTTTATAATGATATGAAAGGTCAGGAAAGAAGTGGTAAAAGCTTTTTTAAAGACAATTTATTCTTTATAGATATGGACCAGTTTTTTATGTACAAGCATAAAGACGAATGGAAATGTCATTCTAAATATGTAATGGTTAAGCCTTTATTAAAAAAAGATTCATATATTAAAGCCGCAAACATTGAAGAACCTTTAACTGGAGTTATAAAATACATAAATGCTGAGTTGTTAGCTAAAGGATTAAACGAAGGGGATACTATTTGTTATGAGCCTTCAAGCGAATATCCTTTTATGGTTGATGGCGAAAAGCTATATAGAATGTTTACTAGTAATATAACAATGGTATTGTAATATGGATGTAAAGCAGATAAAATTACAAATAATAAAGGCAGGTGAAAAAGCTGTTATGCAGCTTATAAAGGTTGCTGAAGAACATATAATTAAATATGGAGAAGACGATGAGTTAGCGGCTGACAAATTAAAAAATGCAGCAGCTACTAAGAAGTTAGCTATATTTGATGCTTTTGAAATATTAACTAGGATTGAAACTGAAAAGAATTTAATAGAAGGTATTGACGTAAAAAAGAATACTAATAACTCTCAAGGATTTGCAGAAAGAAGATCAAAATAACTTATATGTAAAATTACCAAATTACATTCCTAAAAGTATTGTTACTAATAAGAACAAAGCTAAAAATTGGAGCTATGGATTTGATGAAAAATATAATGTTATTGTAATTTCTAAGTCTGGAAAAATAGGAGATGTTATTTCTATAAATGGTTTAGCAATCGCTTTACCTGAACAGCCAAAAAAAATATACAGAAGATCTGAAATAAAAGCAGATCAATACTGGGAATCATTTGAGGTTCCTAAGTTATTAAAAAAAATACCAACTATTTTTCAGTGGCATCAAACCTCTGCAAACTTTAAAGATCAATGGGTAGAATACATTGAGCAAGAGTTTGACAAGAGAGACGAGGGGTTTTGGTTTATGAATAATGGTCTTCCTACTTATGTTACTGGATCTCACTATATGTACCTGCAGTGGACCAAAATAGATATTGGGCTACCTGATTTTAGGGAGGCTAATAGAATTTTTTATATTTACTGGGAAGCCTGTAAGGCAGACAAAAGAAGTTTTGGAATATGTTACTTAAAAATTAGACGTTCTGGATTTTCTTATATGGGAAGTGAAGAGTGTGCTAATATTGCAACTATATCTAAAGATTCTAGAATAGGTATTTTGTCTAAAACAGGGGCGGATGCTAAAAAAATGTTTACCGATAAAGTAGTTCCTATATCAAATAATTATCCTTTCTTTTTTAAGCCAGTGCAAGATGGTATGGATAAACCAAAAACAGAACTAGCCTACAGAGTACCAGCTTCTAAGATTACAAAAAGAAATATGTATGAAGAAGATGACTTGCAGGTAGAGGGCTTAGATACTACAATTGACTGGAAGAACACAGGAGACAACTCTTATGATGGGGAAAAATTAAAGCTACTAGTACACGATGAAAGTGGTAAATGGGAAAGACCTAGTAATATTTTAAACAACTGGAGGGTTACTAAAACTTGTCTACGATTAGGTAGTAAGGTTATTGGGAAATGTATGATGGGTTCAACATCAAACGCACTTGACAAAGGTGGTGAAAACTTTAAAAAACTTTATAACGACTCTTCTACTACTCAACGAAATTCTAACGGACAAACTAAAAGCGGACTATATAATCTTTTTATTCCTATGGAATATAATATGGAGGGATTTATAGATGTTTATGGTATGCCTGTTATTAATGATGTTTCTAAAGAGATACTTGGTATTGATGGAGAGTCAATAAAAATATCTGCTGTACAGTATTGGCAGAATGAAGTAGATTCTTTAAAAAACGACGCAGATGCTTTAAATGAATTTTACAGACAATTTCCTAGAACTGAGTCTCACGCATTTAGAGATGAGAGTAAGCAGTCATTATTTAATTTAACTAAAATATACCAACAAATAGATTACAACGATTCTTTAATAAAAGACAGGTTTTTAACTCGTGGTAATTTTAACTGGAGAAACGGGGTAAAAGACGGAGAAGTTCTATGGAGTCCAGATACTCGTGGTAGGTTTTTAATCTCCTGGACACCTAAAAAAGAATTGCAAAATAAGAGCTATATTAAGAACGGAAGGAAGCAGCCAGGAAATGATCATATTGGTGCTTTTGGCTGTGATAGTTATGATATATCAGGAACAGTAGGTGGAGGTGGATCTAATGGTGCGTTGCACGGAGTAACTCGATTCAATATGGATGACGCTCCAAGTAATGAATTTTTTTTAGAGTATGTTGCTAGACCACAAACAGCTGAGATCTTTTTTGAAGAAGTATTAATGGCTTGTGTTTTTTATGGAATGCCAATATTAGTGGAGAACAATAAACCTAGATTGTTATATCATTTTAAAAACAGGGGTTATAGAGGGTATAGTATAAATAGACCAGATAAAACTTATAATAAACTATCTAAAACTGAAAAAGAATTAGGTGGTATACCAAACTCAAGTGAAGATGTAAAGCAATCGCACGCATCTTCTATTGAATCTTACATAGAAAAGCACGTAGGATTAGATTTTAGTGGAGATTATAGAGACCCTGATTTAATAGGAAATATGTATTTTAGTCGTACTTTAGAGGATTGGGCGCGTTTTGATATTAACAATAGAACTAAGTTTGATGCTACTATCAGTTCTGGTCTGGCTTTAATGGCTATTCAGAAGCACTTATATCAGGCGGTTAAAAAAGAATCAAAAATAAAGTTTAACTTTGCAAGATATGACAATAAGGGAAGTTACAGCAAAATTATAAGGTAAATGCAAGATGTAAAAATAGACATTAATCCTACAGGATTTCCAAGTCAGTTTGTTTCTGATTCCGTAAAGAAATCATTAGAATTTGGATTACAAATAGGACAAGCTATTCAATACGAATGGTTTAGGAAAGACGGAAATACAAATAGATTTTATAATCAATGGGGTGACTTTCATAGATTAAGACTTTACGCTAGAGGAGAGCAATCTGTTTCTAAGTATAAAAATGAATTATCGGTTGATGGTGATTTAAGTTATCTTAACTTAGATTGGACACCTGTTCCTATTATACCTAAGTTTGTAGATATTGTTGTTAATGGTATGTCTGATAGGATTTTTCAGGTAAATGCCTATGCACAAGATGCTATGTCAATGGACAGGAGAAATGAGTATCAGCGTATGATTGCTGCTGATATGGCTTCAAAAGAATTAATTACTCAGGTTAACAAAGATTTTGATGTAGATGCGTTCTCTAGTAATGTAGATGAGTTACCTAACAATAGTGAGGAGCTTGCTTTGCATATGCAAATGAAATACAAACCATCGATAGAGATAGCGGAAGAAGAGGCTATTAATACTGTATTTGAAGAAAATAAATATTTAGAAACTAAAAGACGTTTAGATTACGATCAAACAGTTTTAGGTATCTCTGTAGCTAGACATTCTTTTTTACCAGGCGATGGAATTAAAATTGATTATGTAGATCCAGCTAACTTAGTTTATAGTTACACAGAAGATCCGCACTTTAAAGATTGTTTTTATTGGGGTGAAATTAAAACTCTACCTATTATTGAATTAAAGAAAATAGATCCTACTTTGACAAATGAAGATATGGATGAAATTTCTAAATATAGTCAGAGCTGGTATGATTACCACAATACATCTCAGTTTTATAATAACAGTTTATTTAGTAAAGACAGTGCTACTGTTTTGTTTTTTAATTACAAAACAACAAACACTTTTACATATAAAAAGAAAATTAATAACGTAGGCGCTGAAAAAGTTATTGAAAAAACTGATGAATTTAATCCTTCTGTTGAAATGATGGAAGAGGGTAAATTTGAAAAAGTTTCAAAAACTATTGATGTGTGGTATGAGGGTGTAATGGTTATGGGGACCAGTATTATACTTAAATGGGAGATGGCTGAGAATATGGCTAGACCACAATCAGCGAGTCAAAATGTATATCCTGAATTTATAGCGTGTGCGCCAAGAATGTATAAAGGTGTTTTAGAGTCTTTAGTTAGGCGTATGATAACCTTTGCTGATTTAATTCAGATAACTCATTTAAAGCTACAGCAAGTTCTTTCTAAGGTGGTACCAGACGGTGTGTTTATAGATGCAGATGGATTAAACGAAGTAGACCTAGGAAATGGTGCTGCTTATAATCCTGAAGACGCATTAAGAATGTATTTTCAAACAGGTAGTGTTATTGGTAGAAGTTATACTCAAGATGGAGATTACAATCAAGCTAAAGTTCCTATTCAGCAATTAACTGCTAGTTCTGGTCAATCAAAAATTCAAAGTTTAATTGGCACTTATAATCATTATTTAAATATGATTAGAGATGTAACTGGATTAAATGAAGCTAGAGATGGATCAATGCCAGATGAAAACTCATTAGTAGGTTTACAGAAAATGGCTGCTTTAAATAGCAATACAGCTACAAGACATATATTACAAGCTGGTTTAAGTATTACTCAGAATTTAGCAACTGCATTATCTTCAAGAATTGCAGATGTTTTAGAGTATGCAGATTTTAGAGATGAATTTATAAACCAAATTGGAAAATATAATGTTTCAGTTTTAAATGAAATTAAGAATTTATATTTAAGTGATTTTGGTATTTTTATAGAAGTAACTCCTGACGAAGAGGAAAGAGCTATGTTGGAAAAAAACATCCAGATGGCTTTGCAAAGAGATTCTATTAACTTAGAAGATGCAATTGACATTAGAGAAATTAAAAACTTAAAGGTTGCTAATCAAGTTCTTAAACTTAAAAGAAAAAGAAAGCAGGAAGCTGAAGAAAAATCAAAAGCAGCTGCGGCACAACAACAAGCGCAGATTAATCAGCAATCTCAACAGATGGCTGCACAGGCTGCAATGCAAAAGTTACAGGCAGAAACGCAGGCACAAGTACAACTACAACAAAGTGATATGGAATTTCAAGTTCAAAAAATGCAGGGCGAAGCTTCTATAAAGGCTGAGCTTATGAAATTAGAATTTGATCTTCAAATGAAATTAAAAGGTGTTGAGATGGATGCTATGTCTCAAAGAGAGGGTCAGAGAGAAACTGCTAAGGCAGATAGAATAAGTCAAGCAAACACAGAGCAGTCAAAATTAATTCAACAACGTAAAAATAATTTAGCTCCAGTAACTTTTGAATCAAAAGAAGATAGTTTAGATGGTTTTGATTTAGCGGAGTTTGAGCCAAGATGATATGCTATAAAAATGTAATTAAATTAATACTAACTTTGTAAAAATTAAATCAAATGGAATTCACAAAAGTAAAAGAGGTTACGCCCTTAGAGGCAAAATCCACACAAGAAGTTGAACAAGATCTTTTAGATAAACACGAAGAGAGTTTAAAAGTTTCTGACTTTAACGAAACAAAATCTGAAACACCAGTAATTGAGGTTCCAGAAACTAATGTTGTTAATACCACTCAAGAGGTAGATGAAGATGTTTCATTACCTGAGTTAAAAGACGAAGACGTTCTTTCTTATATTAAGAAAAGATATAATAAAGATATTTCTTCAGTAGATGAATTATTTTCAGAAAAAAAAGAAAATGAAGCATTACCTGATGAGGTGTCAAAATATTTAGAGTTTAAAAAAGAAACTGGTAGAGGGTTTGAAGATTTTATTAAAGCAAATAAAAGCTATGATAATTTAAATGACAATGAAGTACTAGCGGAATATTATTCTT